CCAGAACAAATTTTTCGCACAATGTTTAAACGTACAAATTTGAAGAGAGTTGAGGATAGGGTTGAAAAGATGACAAAAAAAGAGCTTGATGATATGTTTGATTGGTTTCCTGCAGATGTTGTTGAATGGGATAAGTCTTTGCGAGCTTCTGATATGGCTTATGTTGTTTTGAAAATGTATTTGAAGATTAATTGGCATGCTGCTTTGAAGGCAGGCATGGGTCATTTTAATTATATTTATTCATTATTTATGTATTTTCAAAGGTGGTTTATTGGGAATTTAATTTCCTTATCTACTGATAAAAGTGTTCCATTATTGTGCTTTTTGGGAACAATGCCTAGTGGGACTTATTTAACTGCCTATGGTAATAGTGAAGCAAATAATTACAAAGCAACTAAATTACAATGGTTATTAATTGATGCGTATGTTCGTTTGGGTGGTTCTTATGATGATTTAGAACTTGGCAGTATGTTAATGTTTTTATCATATGGAGATGATTTGATTTTAGCTATGTTAAAATCTGTTAGACGAAAAATGGGTATAACTGATAGAATTTTTCAAGCCTTTGTTAAGCTTGCTTATAGAATGCAATTTAAAGATGAATTTATATCAAAAAAATTTTTTACTGAATTAGTTGGTGTACAACCTAAGGAATTGCAAGTGCAATTTTTGAAGAATTATTTTATATTAGAAGGAGAAAGTGTTTATACTTTTAGAGAAAATAAAGACATAATTCCTAAAGTTTTTGTTTCAGCTCAGAATATTTCGTCCACTATTCAAGCTTGTGTACGTAGTATAGGTATTGCTTATTGTTGTGGTAAGAATCTTGAAGCTTATGAAGTTGTTAAGGGTTTATATGATAGAATGAAGCCAGATTTTAAAGTAATTGTTGATCAGAAAACAATGAATATGACTAAAATTAGTTTTAAAGTTGCTGGTATCATGAAGGATCTTGTTAATCATGCTTTAGATTTTCCAAGTTATACACATATATTGTCTAAACAAATTATGTCTTGGAAAGAAAAAAATAATATTGATGTTGGTGATGAGGTATATATGGAGCAACATGGCTTCAATAATTGTTAGTTTCAGTTCGATGTAGTGGTTTTAGGCTAAGGCTTTCCACTTTTAAAATTTTTATATTTTTATTTTAAATAGATTGATGTTGGTGTTGACAGACCAGAGTATTTTCCAGACTTATGGCTGCTAGCTAGAATGAAAAAAGATGACATCCATTATTTCTATTGTGTGCTATTGACTCATGTAATCGTATTGTAGTAATTAGGGTCACACACAAAAAACACA